CTGACCTTGTAGTATTCTGAGACGAGCATGGTGTGTTCCTTTGACTCTCTTAATATACACGGTTATGGGGTGCTGTGCGCGTTTGGTAGACAGTTCTCAAACTGGTCGTAAAGGGCAGCATCATTGATTCCATTCTTTACCATGCAGTCGGTTGAATATCCGAGAGGACACCCAACCATAAGATCCATCACATATTGGATCTCAGAGGGCGTTAGGGTTACTTCTATAGTCTGGTCAGTCATAAGTGGTTCAAGACGCTTGTAGGCGATTGTGGAGGGGTCTCATGGTGCTGGTGTGTTAGCTATCCGAGTAGATGCGAAATTGATATAGTCTTCATCGATGTCGTATCCAATATAATCCCATTTTTGTTTGATTGCAGCAACACCAACAGTGCCAGTGCCAAAGAAAGGATCAAGAACTGTGCCACGCTCAACACCAGTTAGTTTGAGACAATCTTCGACCAGTTTAACAGGAAATGTTGCAGGATGCTTTCCGCGTAAAGATTTACTGTTGATAGTTTCATATGGTATAAACCAACAGTTACCCTTATCTCTCAGGTTTGGTTTAGTATCAGCAGTATTCTTTCCGCGAATGTTTGCCTCATAGTATTCATACTTGACACCAACAGCAAGACGATCTACACTCACGTTTCCATCTTTAGTAAAATGAAACAGATGTTCCCATGTAGGACACAAGAATCGTTTGCTATTGATAGGTTTGAAATGCCCACTTGTCTTATCATTGACGTGGACAGACTTGACCCAGTTGATATGATTTTGCAAAATCCAGTCATTTCTGAGTGCAAGACCGACTTCCATACCCACCCATGGATCGATGTTAGAATATCCCATGTTAACAAACAGGTGTCCAATATCCTTGAGCACACGCTTACCTTCAAGGAATACTTCTACCAACCACTCAATATATTCTTGACGTGGTTTGTTGTCATCATACTTACCATATTTGATGTTGAGGTTATATGGTGGAGATGTGACGATAGCATCTACACTACCGTCCTCCAATTTCTTCATACCATTCAAACAATCTTCAAGAAACAACATTACGTCCAAAGTAAAAGTTACGCCACTTATTATTATAACCGATACTACATGATTTGTGGCGATCATGCAGTTCAATACCATCCACGAATGTCACATAAACATTAGGAAACTCGGTAGCATCAGCGAGAAGATAGATCAGTTTATTCTCTTCACAAATTTGACGAGATTTTACAGGATCAATAGTGCGACCCTTACCAACCATGTTAGAGGGACAAAACTTAGAACCACCAGAAAGAGTAAACATTTTCTTCTCTATATTATTCTCCTCATCAATAATTTTACCAATAAAGTCAATAAACTTTTTGTCAACGTAAGTTAATTCAGGGAACCACTGTTCATGAACATATGTGGTAATAATAGGAGAAGATGTGCGACCATCTTCACAGATCTTCTCACTGAGATTTTTAACTATACCTTTGGGGCAATCAGGGTGAAACAAGTTTTCAATTTTGAAGTGATAAACCTTGTTCAGTTCGATCATGGGTGTTTGTGTCTATGCTGTAATTGTACACGAAAAAGCAGGCAGCGTCAACCACCTGCAACCAGTTCATCAAGTGTCACTAAAGATAGGGATGATGTCAGTTTTTACGTGTAATGTCTTGTTTATGTGCTGCTCCCATTGCGATGCGTCGTCCAAATTGTAAAAGATCGCTTCTTGGCGACTCTGACTCTTCTTTTTCTTTGACTTCATCCAAACGACAGCGTATTTCATTCCAATTAAAGGGATAAACGATAAAATTGACATAGTGACGACCCCACCGTGAGTGTGCTTCCTCAGGTAGAGGTTGATCGATGAAGCAAATACTAATATAGTATTCGCTTATAAAAGAGATATAACCTGTAATGCCACGATATTCTACAGGTTGTAGCAATTCAAATTGCATTAGTATCGTGATGGAATGTTTATTTCTCGTGAAACTTCAACTTGATCAATGTCATCAAGACCAACAGTAGGTCTGTGACCTAATACTAATTCAAGAGCACCTACAGCTCTTTCTTTACTTGTTGTGTGATAAGAGATAATATCTTGGAGACAATCTTTTAGATCATGGTAGAACTCTAAGATAGTTACTTTATCATCTTGTATGTAATCGTCCACAGCATCTTGAAGACGACACTTACGCTGTTCTTCGTAAGTCTTATCAAGTCCAAGGTTTGGTCTAGTTTTGAAAGAATTCATAGTTACGACGTTCATCAAGATAGTTTAATACATCATTGCGCCACTCCATTAATTCATGGTAGCATTCTTGATTATGAGCACATTTACGCAGCTCATGATCAGGTTTTAGAACACTCTCATAGAATAAACCGAGAGCATCACGACGTTTTTCGTGTTTCGTGGTGCTGTTTTCATCCATACGATTTAGGTATTGACTTGGATATTCTAATGCATCTAATTTGAAATGCTGCATTTTTTTACAATTTCTTTACAATTTAATGCCAACCATCGTTTTCAGGCACACAATCGTCTTCATCTACTTGATTAACCGATTCAATGTCACATACTGGCACTTCATGTTCACCTCCAATGATGTACCAGTGCATTAACTGTCCATGATACTCTGGATGAGCAGCATACTCTGTAGTATACTCACGTTCACCACAATATACCAGCTCAGATTCTGGAATGCTATTGTCTCGCATCATTGCCTGCAATTGCATATGTGTTAATTCTGGTTGTGTAGGGACTTTCATAGTAAATTTCGACTGACCAGATCATATCATGACACTATGAAGGTGTCAACTTCCAGATGGTGGTTCTGTTGGTTGACTATTAATGTATGGAATAGTACCAGTAGGAGTAATCACGTATGCTTTGATGTGATGATCATCATCAGGTAAGTTCTGTGGTTGTGGAAACCAATCAAAACAATTATCTACAGCGACCTGCTGACTATTGAAGAAGTAAACTACATCTTTTGCTTCAAATACAGCATCAATCTCTGCCTCTGGAATAATATAATTGCAAAGTTCAACATCATCTGGATCTTGATCCACATAATATGCTTTTACAATTGCTTTCTTATCATCAGATAGGGCATGATATGCATGATTATCGATAACTACTGCATATTTGTTCTCATTCTTAGCGATACGAGCACACACATCGTAGATACTGTGTGGATTGAGTGAAATTAATGCCATTATTATTCTCCTGCTGCAATTTGTTCAAGGATGCTATCCAAGTTGGTCTCTGTATTACTGTCGAAGATTCTACTTACAGGTAGAGCATCAATATTATCAACAGCAATGGAGATAGACAGATATGTAAGGATTCTATCAGTGTACTTCTTCAATACTGCTTGATTAAGATAGAAATAGTGATGCTTAGTATCTGCTAGATATTCTTCTGTATCACCATCAGCAACTCTTGCTGCATATTTTGATGGAGTAATAGGAAATTTAACTTCAACTGCAGGAACACCTTTCTGTTCAGTAGGGATATCTCTCAGTTTCTGTCTATATGTAACCCACTGAGCTTTAACCTCATCAGATAGTGGAGAATCTGGTGCTTGTGTCCAATCACAATCCATAAGTAGGAACTTTCTCATCATTTTGAGTTTGTTCCAATTGACCATATTATCTTTTGCATAGATGCTCTTTAATTTGGCATCTAGATTATAATCTTCAATATCTCTATAGTTGATGAACTTATCATGCAGAGTATTGTAAAGACCTTTGATCTCTACAGCAGTAAATTCTGATGTATCAAACTCATATGATACCCACTTGTATGCTTTGGTTTTATGATTTCTCTGATACTTATTCTTCAGCATCTTAGAGGTTTCATCTTTATAGAAGATAAAACTTTCTAATTTATCTCTATCTGAATCCCATAGAGGATACAGTACAGGAGAGATCTCCTTTGTCCAGTAGTCATCGCTGATACTCTTTGTTAGTCCATCGCACTGTATTTGCCTAGTAGTGGCATTTACAAACAATGCGACGGTTTGTGTATTGGCAAATTCTGTCATTGTACTTTATGGGCCCATCCTGTCAAAATGTATTTATCTTCAGTAAATACTGTATTTCCTTTATGTACGTGAGTTAACCCTGCTGGCCAGATAACTACCATGCCACCTTCTGGTTTAATTCTACGTCTTTGATATAAAAATTCTGTCTCTGCCTCACCCTCTGGCATAGTATTAAGATACATTGTCCATACTAATTCACGACTAGCAGCAGTGAATGATGCATTTTCATAATGCCACTCATGATATCCACCACCAGGAGGTGTTTTCTGTGCCTTCACAGCATATGACATCAGTTTAACACTAAGCAACTGATTATACTCTAAGCAATAACTTTTCAAGCAACACTTCAAATAGTCATTGATAGTGTTAGATAAATGAACATCAAAATGGTTTAAAACACATGCATAGTCATGTCTTCCCATTCTGCCATTGGCAAACTGATCTTTACCAGTTTCACCATCATTAATTAGAGCAGATGATGTCTGAATCTCATCAACTTTTTCAATCAATTCTTTGCATAATTGCTTTGGAATGAAATTCTTCCAAATACCAATAAAGTCATCAAACTCACCCACCATCTGATCTGGTGGAAATATGAAATTTTCATTGTTCATAATTTAGTATGCTTTGATCAAATATTTTACTCTGTGATATTTAGTGATTAGTGGAATATTGTTTTCTGGAACAACTAATGCAGTGGTTGAGATTGGAGTAGAAGAACTCATTAAGAAGTTTCCATCTTCAGCTGCTAATCCTGCCTGAACAACACCAATATCATAATCTAGAAAATCAACATCACTGATAGTATTACCATCAGATGGAACAAAAGTTTTTGTTGTTACTTCATCATAGAAGAATGTCATCATGGAAATACCATAGTTATCTTCTGATGCTACTGCATTATCATCTTGTCCTGCATTTCTTGTTTGTCTTATAATTAGATCAACACTATTAGCATTTCTAACAGCAGTTCCCTCAGCAAGAATGACTTCTTTTTCAACCCAACCTGTACCTAGATCACCTGCTGTAATAATAGTATCTAATACATTAGTTGTGTTTGATCCTGCAGGTTTCCAATAAGCAATAAGATCTTCTTCTGGAACTGCACCACCATTAAGATTGGTTCCTTTAATACATGTAAACCTAATCTTATTGACATTTTGTAAATCAAATGATCCCATAATATATTGTCTTGTACCTGCTCCATTAAATGCAATATACTTAGTTGCTAATCCTCCATATGTTGGAGCACCAGTACCTGCAGGCATAGCAAATTTATTGGATGAATTAGTTCCTAAACCAGGATTTTGTGGTGTTACTTCATTAGATGTAGTATCACCATCTGCAGTAGATTCTAACCAAATATTTGCTGTGTAGAATGCTCCACCAGGGAATCCATTAGGATTACAATTATAGAATCTACCAGCAGCATTAGTGGTATCACCAATAATAGTACCACCACCCTCTGATCCACGATAAGTTACAGTGACACTACCATTTACGCCATTTGTGCCATCACCACCGCCACCACCTAAACTTTGTAGACCAGCAGTAATACCAACATTTTGATCGACCAAACTACAAACAATAGTTGCACCTTGACCACCGCCACCACCAGGTGAACCATATACTAAAATTGTTCTATCAACTTTAATTTTAACATATCCATCACCACCACCTGAACCAGGAGCACCACCATTTCCTGCAGTGCTCCATGATGCATTAGCATAGGTTGTTCTGACGCAAGAATCTCCTCTACTACCACCAGTACCACCACCGTTACCATTATGTCCGACACCTGCCTGACCAGCAGTGCCACCAGAAGCAGAACCTGCAGGACCAGCAGCACCGCCGCCGCCACCGCCACCGCCAGCGGTACAACCTCCAGTAGTACCATCAGAACCATTAACAAAGTCCATTGCACTGCTTACCTCATGTAAGTTTGTTGTTGCAGCTCTATAATTTCCGCCACCATAACATCCATCAGTAGTACCACCACCGTTGAAACCACCACCTGATCCACCACCTGAACCTCCACCACCAGCACCTAAGAATGCAGTACCTTGGTTGAAGAAAACACCAGTAGCACCACCAGCAGATCCAGCAGTTCCACCGTTACCCCATGCACCTGTACCACCATTACCACCAGAAGCAGCACCTTGACCACCGCCAAGTTGACCAGATTCATAACCAGTACCATTGATGTTACCATCAACATTATTAAATCCTGCTTTACCACCTTTACCAATAGTAAAACCTAAACTAGATGGTTGAAGTGTCAGGGTAGCGGTAACTAATGCACCAGCACCACCTGTTCCACCGTTGGCACTATTATTACAATTAGAGTTACCATTACCATTACCACCACCACCGCCACCACCTGCAGCTTGTATAGTAACAGTTCTAGAAGTTTCTCCTGTAGATTG